TGGTTGGACTTGACACTACTATTGATTGGAAAAACACAGGTGATAACAGCTACGATGGTGAAAAGCTTAGTCTGTTAGTTCACGATGAAAGTGGTAAATGGGAAAGACCTGATAATATTCTAAACAACTGGCGAGTAACTAAAACTTGTTTAAGACTAGGTGCTCGTATAGTTGGTAAGTGTATGATGGGGTCAACGAGCAATGCTCTTGACAAAGGTGGTGATAATTTTAAAAAGCTGTACAATGATTCAGATGTTACAAGCCGAAACCGTAATGGACAAACAAAGTCTGGTTTATATTCTTTGTTTATCCCAATGGAATGGAACTATGAAGGATTTATTGACGAATACGGACAGCCTGTATTTAATAACCCAGATCATGATGTTCACGGACCAGACGGTGAATTAATTGATGTAGGCATAATTGATCACTGGAATAATGAAGCTGACGGGCTAAAAGGAGATCAAGACGGTTTAAATGAATTTTATCGTCAGTTTCCTAGAACAGAAGAACATGCTTTTAGAGATGAAGCAAAAAATAGTATATTTAATTTAGTTAAGATATACGAACAAATAGATTACAACGAAGGCATTGGTAATGATAATGCGATAACTACTGGTAGTTTTCAATGGTTAAACGGAGTTAAAGACAGTAGTGTAATATTTTATCCAAACCCACAAGGTAGGTTTAAAATAAGCTGGGTGCCGCCAAGTAATCTACAAAATAAAATAATAACAAAAAATGGAATTAAATATCCTGGTAACGAGCACGTTGGAGCTTTTGGTTGTGACAGTTACGACATTAGTGGTACTGTTGGTGGCAAAGGTTCTAAAGGCTCACTACATGGATTAACAAAGTTTTCAATGGAAGACGCACCACCAAACCATATGTTTTTAGAATATATAGCTAGACCACAAACTGCAGAAATATTTTTTGAAGACGTATTAATGGCATTAGTATTTTATGGTATGCCACTACTCGCAGAAAACAACAAGCCAAGATTACTTTACTATTTAAAGCGTAGAGGCTATAGAGGTTTTAGTATGAACAGACCAGACAAAGTTTGGACTAAGTTATATGATGCTGAAAAAGAAATAGGTGGTATACCAAACTCTAGCGAAGATATTAAGCAAGCTCATGCAGCTGCTATTGAAATGTATATACAAGAACATGTTGGCCATAAAGGCGACGGAGTGTACGGAAACATATATTTTAATGAAACGCTGAACGACTGGGGTAGATTTGATATAAATAAAAGAACTAAGTTTGATGCAACTATAAGCTCAGGTTTAGCTATAATGGCTTGCAATAGACATCTTTATACACCAGTGCCAAATAGGCAAAAACCAAAATTAAACTTAAAAATATCAACATACGATAATAAAGGATATACATCTACAATAATAAAATAAAATATGGCAGAGTCTGTTATAAATAGTTATTTTCCAAGTCAAGTAGTTAGCGATGCTGAAAAGCTTAGCTATGATTACGGTTTAAAAGTTGCTAAAGCAATCGAGCAAGAGTGGTTCTACGATGATAGACAGAGCACTAGATACGATGCTAATTTTAATGATTTTCACAAGTTAAGGCTTTATGCTAGAGGTGAACAATCAGTTCAAAAATATAAAGATGAGTTGTCAATAAATGGTGACTTAAGCTATTTAAACTTAGACTGGACTCCAGTACCTATTATACCTAAGTTTGTAGATATTGTAGTTAATGGTATAGCTGAAAGAGCTTACGATATAAAAGCATATTCACAAGATCCTTATGGCGTAGCTAAAAGAACACAGTATATGGAAAGTATACTTGGTGATATGGCTACTAAAGAAATGAATGACTTTGCAGCTCAAGAGTTTGGTATTAATCTTTACCAAAACGATCCTGAAAAACTTCCTGAAACTCAAGAAGAGTTAGAGCTGCACATGCAACTAACATACAAGCAAGCTGTTGAAATAGCAGAAGAACAAGCTATAAATGTTTTGCTTGAAGGTAATCAATATGACTTAATAAAAAAACAGTTTTATAACGATTTAACTGTATTAGGCATTGGAGCTGTAAAAACTAACTTTACTACATCTGAAGGCGTTATAATAGAATATGTAGATCCAGCAGATTTAGTTTATTCGTATACTGAGTCACCATATTTTGATGATATATATTACGTAGGTGAAGTTAAAACAATACCTATTAACGAGCTTGCTAAACAGTTTCCACACTTGACTCAAAGTGACTTAGAAGAAATACAGCAATCAGGATATACACAAAGATCTAATTATCATAACTCAGGTCCAAGATACCATGATGTAGATAAAAACAAAGTTCAAGTTTTATATTTTAACTATAAAACATATATGAACGAAGTTTACAAAGTAAAAGAAACAGGTAGTGGTGCTGATAAGCTTATAGAAAAAGATGATACTTTTAATCCTCCTGCAGGCGCTGAAGGTAATTTTTCTAAACTTGAAAGATCTATAGAGACATTATACGAAGGTGCTTTAATTTTAGGTACTAACAAATTACTTAAATGGGAAATGTCTGAGAACATGATGAGACCTAAAAGTAATTTTACTAAAGTAAAAATGAATTATAGTATTGTGGCGCCTCATATGTATAAAGGTAAAATACAATCACTAGTAAAACGTATAACTGGTTTTGCTGATATGATACAGCTTACACATTTGAAGCTACAGCAAGTATTATCACGTATGGTGCCAGACGGTGTTTATTTAGATGCTGATGGTTTAGCTGAAGTTGATTTAGGCAATGGCACAAACTATAATCCGCAAGAAGCTTTAAACATGTTCTTTCAAACAGGTAGTGTTATTGGTAGATCGCTTACGCAAGAAGGTGACATGAATCCTGGTAAAGTGCCTATACAAGAAATAACTAGTGGTAGTGGCGGAAACAAAATACAAGCGTTGATAGGTAATTACAACTATTACTTGCAAATGATACGCGATGTGACCGGCTTAAACGAAGCTAGAGATGGTAGCTTACCTGATGAAAGAGCCTTAGTAGGTGTTCAAAAGTTAGCGGCGGCAAATAGCAACACTGCTACAAGACATATATTAAACTCAGGTTTATTTTTAACAGCAGAAGTTTGCGAGTGCTTATCACTTAGAATATCTGACATTATAGAGTATTCGCCAACTAAAGAAGCTTTTATACAAAGTATAGGCGTACACAATGTAGCTACATTAGAAGAGATGTCTGAGCTACACTTGTATGACTTTGGCATATTTTTGCAACTTGCACCTGATGAAGAGCAAAAAGCATTACTTGAAAACAATATACAGCAAGCTTTAGCTCAAAAAATAATAGATCTTGAAGACGCTATTGATTTAAGAGATATTAAAAACATTAAGTTAGCTAATCAACTACTTAAAATACGTAGAGGTAAAAAGCTGAAGCGAGATCAAATGATGCAACAGCAAAATATACAAGCACAAGCCCAAGCTAATACACAAGCTCAGCAAGCGCAAGCTCAGCTTGAAATACAAAAGCAGCAAGCATTAAAACAAGCAGAAGCTCAGCTAGCTCAAATGCAAGCACAGCTTGACGCTCAAAAAATGCAGGCTGACGCAGCATTAAAAGCTCAGCTAATGGAACAAGAGTTTCAATACAATTTACAGCTTAGATCAATAGACTCTAGCAATTTAAAAGCTAGAGAAGATAACAAAGAAGATCGTAAAGATGAAAGAACTAAGATACAAGCTTCACAACAAAGTGAACTTATAGATCAACGTAAATCAGGCAAACCACCTAAAAACTTTGAATCTTCAGGTAATGATATACTTGGAGGTGGATTTGATTTAGGCGCGTTTGAACCTAAATAATTAATTATATAATATTTTATCATGGATGAGAATAACGAAAATGTAGTTGATGAAACTACACAAGAACAAACTGTAGAAACAGTTGATGAGAGCAAGTTTGATAGCGCTAACGACGATAGTGTTATTAAAATAGATTTAGATAAACCGATTGAAAATGAAACCACAGAAGAAACAACAGAAGTTGCAGATGACACAACTGACGACACAAGAGTGGTTGGAAGCAATGAAGACGCCGAGCCCGTACAAGAACAAGAAGAAGTACAGTCGGAAGTCGAAGCACAAGAACAACCTGTAGTTGAAGAAGTAACTGAAGAAGAAATAGCTGAAGAAGCAGAAGAAGTTGCTGAACAAGTAGAAGAAGCTATTGCTGAAGCTGAAGCCACAGGTGAGCCATTGCCAGAGAATATTCAAAAGTTAGTTGACTTTATGAATGAAACTGGTGGTGACATACAAGATTATGTAAGGCTAAATCAAGACTATAAAGAAATGGATAGTTCTTTAGCTTTAGAAGAATACTATCGTTTAACAAAACCTCATCTTACAGAAGAAGAGCGTAGGTTTTTAATGGACGAAACTTTTTCATACGACGAAGAAGTTGATGATGAAAGAGAAGTTAGAAGAAAGAAAATCGCTTTAAAAGAGCAAGTTGCCGAAGCGAAAGCCTACTTAGACGGGCAAAAGTCTAAATATTACGATGAAATTAAAGCTGGAAGCAAACTCACTAGTGAGCAGCAGAAAGCAATTGATTTCTTTAATCGATACAACAAAGAATCGAGCGAGCAGAAAACTGTGGCTGAAAAGCAGCATAGAACGTTTTTAAACAAGACTAATCAACTGTTCAACGACAAATTCAAAGGTTTTGAATATAACGTTGGTGATAAAAAGTTTAGATTTAATGTTAAAAACGCAGACAATGTTAAAGAAACACAAAGCGACATTAACAACTTTGTCAAAAAGTTTTTGAACGAAGATAACACAATGTCAGATGCTAAAGGTTATCACAAGTCGTTATTTACGGCTATGAACGCAGACACTATTGCTCAACACTTTTATGAACAAGGTAAAGCCGATGCACTCAAGGAGAGCGTTGCTAAATCTAAAAATGTTAATATGAACCCACGACAACAACACAGTGGTGAAGTTAACTCTGGTGGCATGAAAGTTAGAGTATTAGGTGAAAGCTCAAACGATTTTAAGTTTAAAATTAAAAACAGAAAATAATTTATTTAACGCTTAAAATTTAAAATTATGGCAATTACTGCAGGAACTAATTTGAACAGCGTACCTTCTTCACAGAAGCAAACGTTGTCTACAAATTATTTAGATCTTTCATCAGCATCAAATGCTGGTTGGGGACAACAATACGTGCCAGACTTGATGGAAAAAGAAGCTGAGATCTTCGGACCTCGTACTATTTCTGGTTTCCTAGCTCAAGTTGGTGCAGAAGAGGCTATGACTGCTGATCAAGTAGTATGGTCTGAACAATCAAGATTACACTTATCTTACAAAGGAACAGTTATTACAGCTGGTTCTACTAACGGTACGTTTACAGTTGTATCTGATATTGATGGTAACATATCTGGCGACGGATTTACTGTTGCTAATCACGGTGTAAGAAACAACGACATTGTACTTATCGCTTCGGCTGGTATAGTTACACCATGTTTAGTTGTAGATTCTGACACAGCTGTTATTCAAGTTGAACCATTTGACAAAGCTGACCTAACTGGTCATGCTACAGGCACAGGCGCTTCAACTTTATTAGTTGTAGGTTCTGAATTTGCAAAAGGAGTATCTTACTTTGATGGTAATGGTGCTGCTGCTGATTCACGTACTCCAGCTAACGAACCAACTTTCAAATCTTTCACTAATAAGCCAATTATTATGAAAGACTACTACGAAGTATCTGGATCAGATGCGTCTCGTATTGGTTGGGTAGAAATTTCAACTGAAGGTGGACAAGGCGGTTACTTATGGTATTTAAAAGCTGCTTCTGACACAAGAGCACGTTTCACGGATTATGTTGAAATGGCAATGTTAGAAAGTGTTAGAGGTTCAAACTCAACAGTAGTTGATACTACTTTAGGAGCTGATGCTGATTCTGGCGTAGGTACTCAAGGTTTATTTGACGCTATTACTGATAGAGGTAATGTTACTTCTGGTGTTACTGGTGTTAACGCTGCTACTGACTTAGCTGAGTTTGACGCTATACTAGCAGAGTTTGATAAGCAAGGTGCTATTGAAGAAAACATGTTATTTGTTAATCGTGCTACTAGTTTAGCTATTGACGATATGTTAGCTTCTATGAATTCTTACGGAGCTGGTGGTACATCTTACGGTGTATTTGACAACTCTGAAGACATGGCATTAAACTTAGGCTTCTCTGGTTTCCGTAGAGGATCTTACGACTTCTATAAGTCTGACTTCCGTTACTTAAACGATTTAGCTACACGTGGTGGTATTAACGCTGCTGCTGGATCTGCTGCTATTAGAGGAGTTATTGTACCAGCTGGTACTTCTTCAGTTTATGACCAAACTGTTGGTCAAAGCATTAGACGTCCGTTCTTACACGTACGATTTAGAGCTTCTGCAACAGATGATCGTAGAATGAAGACTTGGGTAACAGGATCAGTTGGTGCTGCAACATCTGCTTTAGATGCAATGCAAATGCACTACTTAACTGAGAGATGTTTAATCACTCAAGGTGCTAACAACTTCATGTTGATGAAGTAAGCAATATTATTAGGTCGAGGGCTTCGGCTCTCGATCTTTTTTTTTAATTTTTATTATATTATATCATGGCAAAAAAACAAACAAAGAAGGCTGAGGTAGCGCCTGAAGTACAAGCTACTAACGAAATGGTTGAAGTAGTTATTGAAAAACCTACTAGAAAAGAGCCTACTAACAAAAAAGCAAAAGACGGTTGGGAAATTAAAGACAGAGTTTACTACATAAAAGGTAGTAAAAAACCTTTGTCTCAAATGATTAGATCAGCAAACATATATTTCTTTGACGAAGAATTAGGATACGAAAGAGAGTTAAAGTATTGTGAAAATCAAAGAACTTGTTTTGTAGACGAAATGAAAGGTGATCAAAGACTTTCTCACATTGTATTTAGAAACGGAGCTCTTCATGTTGGCAGAGAAAAAACTGTACTACAAAAGCTTTTATCATTATATCACCCTGAAAGAAATGTGATGTATGAAGAGTGGAAGCCTGAGGTTAATGCAGCTGATGAAATAGAAGTACTAGAGCTAGAAGCAGATGCAATATTAGCAGCAAGAAACATGGATATTGATATGGCTGAAGCTATACTTCGTGTTGAAAAAGGTTCTGGTGTATCTAACATGAGTTCTAAAGAGCTTAAAAGAGATTTACTTGTATTTGCTCGAAACAACCCTATGTTGTTCTTAGAATTAGTCTCTGATGACAATGTGCAACTTAGGAACTTTGGTATTAAAGCTGTAGAGCTTGGAATTATTAAACTATCAAGTGATCAAAGAAACTTTTTATGGGGATCTAATGATAGAAAAATAATGACTGTACCATTTGATGAGCATCCATACACAGCGTTAGCGCATTGGTTTAAAACTGATGAAGGTATGGAAATTTATGCAAACATAGAAAAGCGATTAAACGCGTAATCACTATATAGTAGAGCAGCCACTCTACGGGGTGGTTGCTTAACTATAAATAATGACGACGTGGTAAAAATAGATACAGTATATCAAACAGTA